GCCCGATGCTACTATGGAATCAGGTATAACTGAAGAAGATTTGCTACCTAAAAAAAATTGGAAGGGCATATCCTTTCTTGATGACATGGTTGAAAAGGTTGACAAGCTTGGGAGTGACTTTCAAGATTATATGCAACCTTATCTACCTAATGATACAGAACCTAGTGAGACGTTTCAAGAGAGCTTAAAGGCTGCTGAAAGCAAGGGTGACTATGACGTAGTTAATAATCTAGGTTATATGGGAGCATATCAATTTGGTGATCTTAGACTAAAGGATTATAAAGCAGCTAATAATATTAAGTTTACTAATAAAGAGTTTTTAGCTGATAAAGGACTACAAGATAAAGTATATGATTGGCATGAAAAAGATATTAAAAACTATATTAAAAAACATCAACTTGAAAACTATATAGGAACAACAATTAACGGAACTGAGGTTACAATGAATGGTCTATTAGGAGTTGCTCATTTAGGTGGAAATGCTGGAATGAGGAAGTTCCTTAAGACTGGCGGAGCATATAATCCAGATGATGGTAAAACTAAATTGTCAGACTATCTAAAAAGATTTAAATAATTGACTGATTTAAATGTAAAGCTGCATGATAAGCAGCGAGAAGTATTTAATAGCACAGAAAGATTTAAGATTGTAGCAGCAGGAAGAAGGTTTGGAAAGTCTAGGCTTGCAGCCTGGATACTATTAATAGAAGCATTACAGTCTACATCAAAGGATGTATTCTATGTTGCACCTACATACCAGCAAGCTAGGGACATTATGTGGGGAGTACTTAAAGAATTAGGACATGAAGTTATTTCTGCAGCACATGAGAATACGTCCGTCCTTACACTAGTAAATGGTCGTAAGATATATTTAAAAGGTGCAGATAGACCGGATACCCTACGTGGTGTTGGACTAGCTTATGTAGTAATAGATGAATATGCTGATATTAAACCAAACGTATGGGAACAGATTTTACGTCCAGCATTAGCTGACGTTCAGGGTGGAGCTCTATTTATTGGAACACCTAAAGGTCGTAACCACTTTTATGAACTATGGAAGTATGCTGAAGGGCAAAAGGATGATGACTGGCGTGCTTTTCATTATTCTTCTTATGATAATCCATTAATACCTGCTAGTGAAATAGAGGCAGCAAAGAACTCAATGAGTAGCTTTGCATTTAGACAAGAATTTATGGCTTCCTTTGAAGCAGCATCACGAGACATATTTAAAGAGGAATGGATACATATAGATGAAGACGAACCTGAAGATGGGAATTATTTTATTGCAGTTGACTTGGCAGGATTCATTAAGGTGGATAAAGACGCAGGAAACAAGAATAGTAAACTGGATGAAACAGCAATTGCAATCGTTAAGGTCCATGAAGAGGGCTGGTGGGTTGCTGATATTAAACATGGTAGATGGGACATTAAGGAAACTTGTGAACAAATCTTCTCAGCTGTTAGAGAGTATGAACCAACAAAAATAGGTATAGAGAAAGGTAGCTTAAAGAACGCTGCTCTTCCATATCTAATGGATCTAATGCAAAAGAATGGATTATTCTTTAGAATTGATGACTGTACTCATGGAAATCAAAAGAAAACAGAAAGAATAGTATGGGCACTACAAGGAAGGTTTGAACATGGAAGAGTAACACTAAACTATGGTTCATGGAATAATCATTTCATTGATCAACTAGTGAATTTTCCTAATAGTCAGTTACATGATGATTTGGTTGATGCTTTAGCTTATATTGATCAAGTTCAAGTTGTAGATGTACACTTTGAAGATGTAGACGAGGATTACGAAGTACTAGACGTAGTCAGTGGATATTAATTAATAGGACATAACATGGCAGAATATAAAGCACCATCACAATTAGTTACTTGGGTTCAAGGACACTTAGAGGACTGGAGAGATAGTAGAGATTCTAATTATCTTGAGAGTTGGAAAGAGTATGAAAGACTATGGAGAGGCGAATGGGCTGCTCAAGATAAGCTAAGAGAGTCTGAAAGAAGTAGAATTGTATCTCCAGCACTACAAGAAGCTATTGAGAACCATGCATCTGAAATTGAAGAAGGTGTCTTTGGGTCGGGAGATAGCTTATTTAGTATTGATGATGACATGGCTGATAAAGATGATAAAGATATTCAATATCTTCAACAGTACATGAAAGAATGCTTTAAAAAGAATGGATTACGTAAGAATGTAGGTGATATTATCTTATTAGCTAGTATTTATGGTACTGGTATTGGAGAACTTTCACTTAAAAAGACAACAGAACTTATGCCAGCTACTCAACCTATGGACGAAGTAGAGAGTATTGCTATAGGTACAGTCTCAAAAGAGAAGTTTAACGTTATACTTAACCCTATTAGTCCTCAAAACTTCCTAATTGATCCAAATGCTACAAGTATTTCAGATGCAATGGGTGTTGCTATTGAAGAGTTTGTATCTTCACATAAAGTAGCAGAGAATATGGAGTCAGGTGTCTATAAAAAGGCTGATCTTGGTGGTAATGCTTCAAATGACCTTGATTTAGAAGAATCATGGATAGATGAAGAATATGATCATGATAAAGTTAAGGTAGTTAGGTACTATGGTCTTGTTCCAGAGAAACTTATTGACAGTCCAGAAGATGGAGTAATTGATTTTGTAGAAGGTGGTACAGATTTACTAGCAGAGTATGGAAATCTTGTAGAAGCTATCGTAGTAATTGGTAATGATAATGTTCTTCTTAAAGCAGAACGTTCTCCTTACATGATGAAAGATAGACCTGTTGTTGCTTACCAAGACGATACAGTTCCTAATAGATTCTGGGGTCGTGGTGTAGCAGAAAAAGGTTATAATATGCAAAAGGCTATAGATGCTCAATTAAGAGCTCATCTAGATAGCCTAGCGTTAACTACAGCACCTATGATGGGAATGGATGCAACTAGACTTCCTCGTGGAGCTAAATTTGAGATCCGACCAGGTAAAACATTACTAACGAATGGTTCTCCTGCTGAAGTTCTAATGCCATTTAAGTTTGGTCAAACAGATGCATCTAATTTAACTACAGCAAAAGAATTTCAACAAATGCTTTTACAAGCAACTAACACATTAAACACAGCTGCTGATATGAAACAACCAACAGGTGGTGAATTATCAGTAACACTTTCTACAATACTTAAGAAGAATAAACGAACTCTAGTAAACTTCCAAGAAAACTTCTTAATACCTTTCATTGAGAAAGCAGCACATAGATTTATGCAGTTTGATCCAGAACACTTCCCAGTAGCAGACTATAAGTTTGTTCCTAATGGATCATTAGGTAATCTAGCTAAAGAAGTAGAACAAATACAATTTATTAATCTACTTAAAACTTTAGGACCTACTAGTCCTGTTGTACCTCTGTTATTACAAGGTATTGTAGCTAATTCTAGTCTTGCTAATAAATCAGATATTAAGATGGTTCTACAACAATCACAACAACAAGCTCAACAACAAACCAAACAGCAACAACAAATAGTTATGGCTCAGGCACAAGCTCTTATACAGTTACAGCAATCAGAAGCACAAGAGAATACTGCACAAGCACAGAACTATATGGTTAGTGCTCAAATGAAGCCTCAAGAGGTACAAGCTAAGATGATGACAGCTTTAGCTACTAATTTACCTAGTGAAGCTGAAGAACAAGAAGCAGAATTCAAACGAAGAGTTCAAACTGCAGAGCTAATGCTTAAAGAACAAGAGTTACAAATGAAAGAAAAAGACATGATCGATAATAAAGAGATTGTAAAGATGCAGATGTCTAAGAAATAGCTTGACTTTTATTTAAATATATGGTATAATATTAATATGGTAGATAAAGAATTGCAAGAGTACTATGAAGAGAGATTTAAAATGATGGTATCAAAAGGGTGGGTAGACTTAATAGAAGATGCTCAGAAACTCCATGATCAGTATAATAGCTTAAATTCTGTAGAGGATGAAAAAACTCTTAATAGAAGAAAAGGTCAACTAGATATACTTAATTGGGTACTAACATTAAAAACAGTTTCTCAAGAAACTTATGATGAGTTAGAAAATAATGAAGAAACTATTTGAATTTGAGTGTAGTCAATGTGGAGTCTTTGAAGACCTCGTTGAATATACTAAAAAACATGACTGTCCTACTTGTGGAAAGGTTGCTTATAAAGTTATAAGTACACCTTCAATCCAACTAGAAGGCTGGTCTGGGTCCTTTCCAGGTGCTGCTCTGTCCTGGGAAAAGAAACATTGGGATAAAACTAGAGCGGAACAAACAAAGGATACTGAGGATTAGTCCCCAAAGTAGCCTTCCTAAAATGCTATTAAGCACAGGAGAAATAATATGGCTGAAATAATAGAAGAAGTAGAAGATGAAATAGTAGAAGTACAAGCTCCAGAATTGGCAGTAGATTCAGATATGGTTGAAACAACATTAGCAGCAGAGTTAAAACCAATACCTGAAAAGAAACCAAAGGAAGAAGTACAGACAGAAGAAGATGACTTACCTGAGAAGTATAAAGGTAAATCTGCTAAAGAAATTGTAGCAATGCATCAAGAAGCTGAAAAGCTAATTGGTAAACAAGGATCTGAAGTAGGTGAACTAAGGCAAGTTGTTGATGATTTCATTAAAACACAAACTTCGAAAGAAGCATCGACTAAAGAAGCAGTAACACCAGAAGATTTTTTTGATAATCCTACCAAGAATGTTCAAAGTCAGATTGATAGCCACCCAGCTATTAAAGAAGCACAGCAAGCAGCTCAAGAGATGAAGCGTACTGCTACATTAACTAGGCTAAATGCAGAGTTTCCAGAACTGGAACAGATGGTACAAGACCCTGCTTTTGCAGAGTGGATCAAGGCTTCTAAAGTTCGTTCTGAACTATATAATAGAGCAGAAGTACATTTTGATTATGATTCTGGTCATGAACTACTTAGTAACTGGACTGACAAGCAAGAAAGAATTGCTAAGGTTACAGAGACAAGTAAGATTGATAAAGATAACCAATTGAAAGCGGCTAGTATAGGTAGTAAAGGAAGTAACGAACCTGTTTCTAAAAAGAAGTATCGTAGAAGCGATATTATTAAACTTATGCAAACGGACCCAGACAAGTATGATGCACTATCCGATGAGATAATGCTGGCTTACCAAGAAGGGCGAGTTATTTAAAATAACATTATAGAGAGGTAATTCACATGGCATATCCAACCCCAGCGGTTACGGTGACCACAGCTGCTACCTTCATACCTGAAATATGGTCTGACGAGGTAGTAGCAGCGTACAAGAAACACTTAGTAGCAGCGAATGTATTTAAAAAGATGTCCTTTAAAGGTAAAAAGGGAGATACAATTAATATCCCTAAACCTACAAGAGGCGCAGCTTCAGTTAAGGCAGCATCAACAGCAGTAACATTGATTGCAGCTACTGAAACTAACATTCCTGTATTGATTAATAAACATTATGAATATTCACGTTTCATTGAAGATATTGTTGAAGTACAAGCTTTATCATCACTTAGACGTTTCTATACAGATGATGCAGGTTATGCACTAGCTAAACAAGTTGATACAGACTTAGTTCAGTTAGGTAGAACTTTTAATGCGGGTGCTGCTACAGCTGCCTACACAAAAGGTTATGCAGGTAGTGATGGTACTACTCTGTATGTTGCTGGTT